TCATTAGGTATGTTGTCTACTTCAAAAGAGACTGAGGACACAGCAGAGGGTAAAGAAACCCGAGACATGACTCGAGCTCAAGTGGTTCACGGTGCAATCAGCGTATTGACCCTAAAACTTGGTCGGGCAGGAGTCCCTCTGATAGTGACTAACCACACTTATGATGTGATTGGTTCTATGTTCCCTCAGAAAGAAATGGGTGGTGGAAGTGGTTTGAAATATGCAGCCTCTTCAATTATCTATCTTTCAAAGAAGAAAGAGAAAGAAGGAACAACAGTTGTAGGAAATATTATATACTGTAAGAATGCAAAATCTAGATTGACAGTTGAAAACAGAATAGTAGATGTCAGACTAAACTATGAAACAGGTTTAGACAGATACTATGGATTACTTGACCTTGCACTTGCAAGTGAAATCTTCAAGAAGTCTTCAACTAGAATTGAATTACCTAACGGTAAAACAGAATTTGGAAAGACAATTAATAATAACCCTGAGAAATACTTTACAGATGATGTAATGGAAAGATTAGAGGTTGTAGTGAGAGATTATTTTAAATATGGAAACAAGAATAGAACAGACGATACTCAAGAATCTGATTCATAATGAAGAGTTTACACGGAAGTGTATCCCTTTTTTAAAGCCAGAGTATTTCACAGATATTTCAGAAAAAACAATCTATGAGTTTTCATATGATTATTTTCAGAAGTATACTAAACCACCCACAGTAGAAGCACTTCTCATTAATCTTGACAACGCAACTTCGTTGAACGAGAGTGTTGTTAAAGATGCAAAAAATATTGTGAAAGGTTTCAGTGGAGACGACACACCACAAGATTGGTTGGTCGATGAGACAGAGAAGTGGTGCAAGGATAGAGCAATCTATATTGCAGTCATGGATTCAATCGAAGTAATCGATAAGAAGTCACAACGCTCCACTGGTGAAATACCTGAACTTTTAAAAGATGCACTTTCCGTGTCCTTTGATACCCACATTGGACACGATGTATTAGAAGATGCAGACGATAGATTTGATTTCTATCATACGGAAGAAGAGAAGATTCCGTTTGACCTAGAATACTTTAACAAGATTACCAAGGGTGGTTTACCTAATAAGACATTAAACATTTGTCTTGCTGGAACTGGTGTTGGTAAATCATTGTTTATGTGTCATATGGGTTCTGCAGCTTTAATGATGGGTAAGAATGTATTATACATTACCATGGAAATGAGTGAGGAGAGAATTGCAGAGAGAATCGATGCAAATACCTTGAATGTTCCCATGAAAGATTTACCCGATATGTCTAAGAAAATGTATGACAAGAAGATTGATAAACTCAAAAACAAAACCAAGGGTAAACTTATAGTCAAAGAATATCCAACTGCAGCTGCACATGCTGGTCATTTTAGACATTTGTTACAAGAGTTGAGTATTAAGAAAGACTTTCAACCTGATATTATTTTTATTGATTATCTAAACATATGTGCTAGTCATAGGATTAGGCCAGGCAGTGGTGCAAACTCTTACACATTAGTTAAGAGTATTGCAGAAGAATTAAGAGGACTTGCAGTGGAATATGATGTTCCTATTATGAGTGCAACACAAACAACCCGAAGTGGCTATGGTTCCACAGATATTGGACTCGAAGACACTTCGGAATCTTTTGGATTACCAGCAACAGCTGATATGATGTTTGCATTGATTACCAGTGACGAATTAGAAGAGTTAGACCAGTTGGTAGTTAAACAGTTAAAGAACCGATATAATGACCCTACAATATTTAAAAGGTTTGTTATAGGTGTTGACCGTGCAAGAATGAAGCTCTATGATTGTGAACAAGAAGCACAAGAAGAGTTAATTGATTCTGCAGAGGAAGGATTTGACGATTCAATTCCCGTTGCAGATAGAGGAAGAGATAGATATTCGGATTTTAAGATATGATAAGAAAGAAAAATATACAAAATAGAAGGCAAGTAGCCTTAAACAATCTACTTAAAGTAAAGGAACCAAATAAGCGTCAAAAGACGGAGATTGAAACTTTACAGAAAAGGGTGAAAATCACTTGACAATGCCTATGCTTTTTTGAGATAATATAACCATGAAAACAGTAATTTTTGATGTAGACGGAACGATTGCCGATTGTGAACATAGGAGACACTTGGTAGACGGTTCTCAGCCTAAAGATTGGAATGAATTTAGGAGACAAACTGTCTTCGATACACCAGTTCAATGGGTTGTTGATATTGCAAAAAGACACATTGCAGCTGGAGACCAAGTTGCATTCTTTTCTGCAAGGAATGAATCAGAAAGAGAAGTTACTGAATCACAGATTGATAGGTGGATTGGTAAGGGTCATAAAGGTCTTTTCCTTAGACCTAATGATTCATTTGAACCTGATGAAGTGTTTAAAGCTGAACTTGCAGACAAATTTGAAGAAATGGGTGGTAAAATTGACCTTGTATTTGACGACAGACAGAAAGTTGTAGATATGTGGAGGGCAAGAGGAACCACTGTAGTTCAAGTGGCAGATGGTGATTTTTGATATAAATAGTAATATGAGAGTTTTGACAATAGTTTTAGGATTAAGTTTACTTACATCATGTTCAACATTTGAAGTATTGGACGGGCTTTGTTATACTGATAGAGACGGGACATACTTATGTCCAAAAGAAGAAGAGAGGAACACACCAGCTCCTCAAGGTGAACCCATTAGGAATGACATAAACACATGTCGACCTGAAAAGGATTTAGAACTTGATGAAGAATGTGTTTTAATAGCATGACCAAGACACTAAAATCAGAAGATGTAATTTCTACAATAACTCACAAAATCGAACTCAAAAAAGAATTAAGAGTTCAAAAGAAAAAGGGGAATCAACGCAAGGTTGATATAATTCAAATGAAGATTGACCAATTAGAAGACCATCTTCATTCTTCACCCCTCTCAAAAACCTAAATAGTTCCTTTAGGAGAAATATTCATATGGCATATGCAGACGAAGTAGCATTTTTAAATGCATCTATAGCAAGGTCTCAACGGTGGATTGATTTCATTGAAGGGACTAACAGTAATACCTTTGGCCCTCGTGGTGCAAATGGGGATTGGCAAACCATGACAGACGGAATAGATACTTCCGACACAGACGCAGCTGCTCACAGGTGGACTGGAACTGGTGGTGGAGATGCCTATTTTGCATGGTGGAGAAGTCAATTTCCTTCTGCAGACGAGAATTCAACTGGTATTGAGAAACAAGTTTACGACCAATGGAAAGCATGGAGTGACGGTGGTTCAGATATTAGAGCCCAAGGTCAAAATGAAGCAGACTTAACTAAGTTCAAAGAAGACCTAGTAACTATGACCGCTGACAGAGATGCAATCCAAGGACACATAGATGCTGGTGACCCTGACGGCGACCCTAACGCATAAGAAAAAAGCATAAATAGTTGTATTGACCACAATTTTATGGTATAATACCAACTATGGCAGCAAAGAATCTACATTTAGAACACTTAGAAGACGAAATCATCAATCAAGGTATTGATGGTGGTCGTGGTGCAATAAACTTTCTTCGTGGTCTTAGGGACATGATGAAAGGTCATTCCAATAATAAAGTCAACATGACTGTAAAATGGGACGGAGCTCCAGCAATTTGGGCAGGAAAACACCCTGAAACAGGCCAGTTCTTTGTTGCAAAGAAATCACTATTCACCAAAGCACAACTACACTACACCTCGGAACAAGCAATAAAAGACGCACCTGAACTCTCAGGTGACTTACAAGAGAAATTCCTACAGTCATTTAAACACCTTTCAAAGTTATCTTTTGATAAGATATTACAAGGTGACTTAATGTTTACTTCTTCTGATAAGAAAATGGAGACAATAGACGGTAAATCTTATGTTACATTCCAACCTAATACTATTCTTTATGCAGTAGATATAGAGTCAGACCTAGGGTCTAAAATTGCAAATGCAAAACTAGGGATAGTATTCCATACCACATACACAGGTTCAACCATAGAAGACCTAGGAGCTTCTTTTGGTGCAAACATATCTAAACTAGGACATAGTAGTGATGTGTGGGTTGACGATGCAAGTTATAAAGATGTGAGTGGTAACTCTACTATGACTGCAAAAGAAAGTGTTAAATTAACTAAAGCATTATCTGCAGTAGGTAAAGCATTCCACGGTATTAAAAAGAACGACTTAACAAAGTTCATGAAAGTTCAATCGGCAATGGGAGCTAAAGGTGCAGCGGGAGCTTCATATAAAACATACACAAATTCATTAATCCGTAAAGGAAGTTATAAACCTACAGCTGACGGATATCTAAAACATTTTGAAACTTACTGGGAAGATAAAGTAGTCGGTAAAGTTAAAATGGAAAAGACAAAAGAAATC